TGTGTTTTTTGATACTGTCCAGTAATTTATACCTCGATTAGCCCACTCGGAAAACAATAAATTCAAGCTGCGTCTTGCCGATACAGCTTGATCGCCTGTCCTCGTCTGTGGATCTATTCCGCACCGCTCGTAGGCTTCGGAAATAATCTCTTCAACGTCTGGTCTAAATGCTACCGTTTCTGAAGTTGCCATATTTAATACTCTTTAATTGCTCTTATCACAATCTGATAGGCATCACCTGCTGCACCAGCTCCTGTTGTCGTAAACTTAATGTCGCCAGTTCCACTTGCTCCGTATGAGCTACTTGTCGGTAAGCCACCAAATTTTGAAAAGTCTTGGTATCCTGACTGGCCTTCATCTAAATGCAAAACAATAATGTCTGTATCTGCATCTGCCAAGACTTCAACAGTCATTGCATTTATTATCCACCAACACTCAACAATTCTTACGCCACTACATGTGTCGCCATTTGCACTTTTACCTAAACCAGAGACATCTATTTTAGAAACAGCACTCTCATTACCACCATCAACATACTGATATTGAAAAGCAAAAACAACTTCACGTGTACTCTCTGAAATTTTAGTTGTCGTTGTAATATCTGCCACTTTACTCTCCTAATTTGTAGGTGAGGTTTTACCCCCACCCAATTAATTATGCGATTTGAACATATTCAATGATGAATGTGAACGATCCTGCTGTTGTCGCATTGACAGTATTTGTAATGTTGCAGAAAATAGTTCTTGCGGTATCTGTATACTGAACAGAAGCTGGAGCTGTCGTTCCATCTTGCGTCTGAAGAACTAATGCAGTCACAGTTACGTTGTGAACAACAACGGTTGTACCAGCATCTAAGATTTCGTCTGTCTGAGCCGCAACAATTTGTGCGCCTGAGCTAGATGTGCCAACTTCGTACCCAATGTCACCTGATCCAATAACAGGAGCTGTGTCACAGAATATTTTAATGTCAGTGATGATTGTATTTGCTGGTTGAGAAAACTCACCAATTGTCGGGCTATCACCTGCTGTAGTGTTAACAGTAACACCTGTCGCAAAGCCGACGTGTTTTACAAATTTGTTTGTGACAATACCTGTTGAGGCAATTACAGCGGTATCAGTATATGCCCCTGTTGTAGCATTTTTTGATACTACTTTAAATCCGTTTTCAGAGCGGACTGCTCCTGTAAATGTAGTTGTACCCATTTTGATCTCCTTGTCGTGGGTTAAGTCAGACGCGAAATGCGGCTGTCAAGGTAAAAGGGAGGAGATGATCCCCTCCCTCAAATTTTTATTATGCGCCTTCAGAGCCGAAGAGGCCCCTCCAATCGGTCCAGCCGAAGCTATACCTTTCGCGAACTTTGTAACGCACGTTTCCAGTTTCGAAGTCACCTTCCATGCCTTTTTTCATAGGCGATCTTTGGAACATTTTCAGACCATCAGGCACGTCAGTTTTTACAAACCACGCATCTGAATCTGACAACCGACGCATAACATGTGAGCCATTAGGTAGGTATCCACCTGCCTTAATAGCGTTAATGTCATTATCGGCTGTGCCTGTCCTCAATTGAGATTCCAACAGACGATCCGCAACAAAAGTGTAGGCTGTCGGTATTACCAAAGTAGTACCTACTGCCGCAATTCGAAGACCTTTATCATCCTTCATATCAGCAATGTTGATAAGAACGGATTCTAGTGAAGTCTCTGAAAGGTCAGACGCTGTGCTTAACACATTTGACTGGATACCATTTTGGGTTGGGTGAGATGCACTTAATAGTACAACACCGTCACCGCCTGTGTAACCAGCAGTTTGCGAGAAGTTTAAGACGTTCGCAGCTTTGATTTCCTTAGTGGAAGACATTGAGCGTGCTAGTGCCTTAGTGTAACGTGAAGCAATTGAGCCATACTGACCATCTTCTTCGGCTTCCTCAGTAACTGCGAAAGCTAAAGCAATTGTCTCATGTTGGTATCGCGCTGTCCATTGTTGCCCAGCATCATCATAAGAAATAGCCGCACCCTCTGTCTTAGTTGGTGCTGACGCAAAACCTGATAGCAAAACGTCTTCCTCAAACGCCTTACTTGAGGTGTTGCTCTCAAATACTGCTAGGTATTCCTCTGGATACTTGTCGTACTCAAGACCGAAAAGAGTGTTCAGTCCTGGTTCAAGCATTTTAGCGAAACTTGATCTATTCATAGCCATTTTTTAACTCCTTCCTATATACCTGCGCCATCTTTTAGGAGATGCTCATTAATGATGACCTCCATGATAGCATTCGCACCAAACGAATTATCTGGTGCATCGTAAAGACCTATGATCTTACAGGAAGCTGTACCTGCTGCCATAGTTCCACTAATTTCAAATCCAGATTGACCTGTAATGGTCGAACCTGCTCCAGCCACGACATCGGCACAATTACCGACGTTAGTCTGAGCAGTAGTACCTGCACTTTGAACTTTGTAAACAGTGTACGGGTCGTCGTAGACAAACAACTTGATATCTGTTGCTGTCGTTCCACTAGGCCAGTATTCACTGTAAACGTATGAGCCATCACTCGCAGTATAGGCACACCCATCAAACACACCGATGTTATTAACTTCGGTCGCTGTATGTGGAGTAACGAGACCTGAAGCAATAATTATACAGAGATCACCTTTGAAGATGTTTTCTGCTAATTCACTTGCACAAGTGTACACGTTAGTCCGTGGTGCATTACCGCTCATGTGGCGAGTCGGTACAAAACCGAAGGCTGCATCAACATTAGCCATTTTTTCGCTCCTTTAGCGTTAAAGTTTTAGTCTTCCATAGCAGAGTAATCCCTGCCACGGCTCGAAGAGGACTTTCGATTTTGATAAATCGATTGCCCAGTTTTTCGTCCTAACGCATCAAGATCACCTGAAACTGACTCATTTTGCTCAGAATTTCTATTACTATAATAGGCTTTCATTTGCTTGTGAGTTTCTAAAGGCATTTCACAAAGTAACATGCCTTCAATCCCAATTGATCCTGCCCACTGGCCGTGGTTGATAGTCGGAAACAACTTATCTTTAACGGTTTCAGCAGGGCGTGGGTTCCATCCTTCGCGCATTCTCTTATACACGTTGTCAGGAGTATCCTTACCCTGAATCGAGGTAGCTATCCATCGTTGGGTCATACCTGGACGAGGTTCTGGTGAGTCCAACAATGATGGTGGTTTCCATGTTGCTTCGGGGCGTACTTGCTCCTCGCGTATGGAGTTTCGGGTTTCACTTGCGCGCACATTTCTATTCTCAGACATAATTAGCTCCTTTGCTGACGTTTGATTTCGGCCTCATATTTTTTAAGACTTTTTTCATCTGTTATACCAAGTTCTCTAGCCATTCTAAGTTGATCCTGCGTCATGCGAACCCTGTTGCCTTTGTAAGATGAAGAACCGCCTGTAGTTGGGGCGACTGGTGGTCTACTTTTTGTTCTTGGTTTACTAGTAGGACTTGATGGTGAAACTAACTCAGGAAATACATTATGTAAACGATTATTTAATGTATCGTAATATTCCTGTTCATTTTTATCAAAACCCTCCAAATCTAACTGAACGTCGATTGCCCTAGCTGCGGCAGTTTCACGTTCATAACCTTGGGAATTAAACCAGTTATTTTTTTCCCACCAGCTCATTGCTTTTTCTGGGGCTGGCTCTTGTGCAACTTGCTGCGCTCGTCTTGCAGTAGGCTGTTCCACCTGTTGTGCGCGTTGCTGTTTTTGCATCTGAGCAATCCGCATTGCGGCACGCATATCTGCCATTTGCTCTTGAAAATTAACTTGAGCCTCGGTGTCACCTTCCTCAACAGCTTTTGTTAGAGCCGCCTTGGTCTGTGCGTAACGCTGGTTAAATTGATTTTCAGAACTTTTCTTAGATCCCTGTTCGAGCCTTGCGAGTCTTGCGGATAGTTGGGCGTTCTGCTCCTGTATCTGCCTAGCTTGAACTTCAGCTTCTCTACGCTGATCGACAAGTTTCTTAATTCTCTTCTGAACCTTTTCACCGTACTCTGGATCTTCTTTTTTTTCTACTGCTTCGTCGGCTACATCTTTCGCCTCTTCCACAGGATCTTCAGTGATCTCGATCTGAAATTCTTCTGGCTCACCTTGTGCCTTCTTAATCTCGTCTTCGATTTCCTGAATTACTTCTTCATTTGACATGGTTTGCGACCTCCAAGTTGTTTACGCTAGATATGCAGCTATGTCGGCATCTTCTGGAAGGATAGACGTTAGCTCGTCATCGTTCAGCAGTAGAAACCTCACGCCATTGATTGTGAGTTTTTGACCAGCGTACTTACCATACGTCACGCGGTCTCCAACTTTAGGACAGACTTCGGAACGCCAGCGTTCGCCAGTATCTCGATCTCTGTAAGCTAAGTCACCCATCGCAGAAATTCTACCGTGAGCGGTTAGGTACTCCTCATTATCTTTCGATATGGAGGGTAAATGTAATCCACCTTTGGTTGTCATTTTTACTTGATTGGGTTGAACTAGCACTTTCCAATTTAATGGAACTGGTAGTTGGTGAGGTTCTAAAGTTGTTTCAACTTCTTCCTCTTTGTGTAGTGCATGTGGATGAGACATGTTAAGCATCCTCTTCGTTGATTGTTTTCATTGTATCGCTGATAATGTCAGAGGCTTGACTTAAACCCTCTGCAATCCCAACGTCTTTTTGGTATGATTGAAAATCAGTCTCCCGACCTAAAACCATTTTATCAGCTATTGCTGATCTCTCCTTCTCCAGATTCTTTTTTATTCTCTGGAGCAGATCCGTTATCGTCATCTTTTACCTTTCCAGACATAGAGATGCCCTTGACGAATATTTTGACATTTTTCTGCTCAGACATTAATAGCCCTTCTTCTTTCCAGGCTTTCTCTTTGTACCCTTCTTCATTTTAATCTCCTTTTTTTTCTTCTTACCTGGTCCACCCTTCATGAGAGAACCAAAAGATGCCCTGTTCATAGCAAATTCCTTATGATTTGGCTAGTGCCACGTTTACCTATGAATACATATGAACCCCTATAGGGTTTTCATATTATTCATAAGCCATTTTAACGGGAAATATGAAAAAGTGTAGGAAAAATATGAAAAGTATGATTTTTTATATTTAACCCTTGCATGTGCTAGTTTTTGCTATTATAGACTATGCATAAATAGGGAGAAATAAAAATGACAAATATATGTCAAGCAATAGAAGAAGAGTTGATGGCTATACAATTTGTTGAAGATAGTGGTGAGGATATCTACAAAACTATGAAGTCTGGTATGAGTCTTGCCTTGTGGCGAAAAATTCTTTCTAATCCTGAGACTATGCGAATAGAAGCATCTATGGATTTTATTGAACCATCAATGAACCTTTTGGACAATATTTTAGAAGAAAATAATTATGATGACTACTTTGATAATATTCATATGATTGAAGGTCCAGTCATACTGTATATCCCAGATTTTAAAAAATTTGATAATACAGTCAATGCATCTAACGGAGAATTATTAGACGTAGATGGTGTGCTTGTTTTACATTGGTTAGAAAAAGACTTTGAAATAAATGGTGCAATACATCATGCTTGGGTTCAAGCTAAAACAAAAAATTTTATTTGTATACCTATGTCATTAGAAGATGTCTCTGAAGATTCTTTTATAGAAAAATATTTAAGACGTGATGCAACTAATAAAGATAGTTTAAAAGAATTTCAAATATATTATCGTGAATTACACTATGCCCTTGCCTCAGTAATTTATATGATGAAAAAACCCAATTTTGCAACTCAAACAATTGTAAGTAATAGTCGTGGTGTCCGTAAAAGATTAGAAAAGAAAAAGGGCATACCAAAAGAGAGGTGGAGCCGTATTCAGTGGAACGTAGGTCAAAACGTCCAGAGAGAAGTTCGTGAGACAATGGGTGAGGAGCATTGCACTGCATTACACAGGGTGCGTGGGTTTTACCGAAAAGCTGAGTCACATTATAATAACGTCACAAAAATTGAAGGTAAGTGGTTTCAGTGGATTGAACCTTTCTGGAGAGGACACCCTGCATTTGGAATTATTAAAAGTACATACGCACCAAAAATAGAGGATATAAAATTATAATGATACAGGAAATTTGGCGGTACAGTAGCCCAGATAAAGTTCCAGAGTGGTTAAAAGATCAATCTGAAATGAGGCGTGGCAATGGCAAGTTATACGTGTTTACAATGCAGGGTGAGATACCTGCTGAGTTAGGTGACTGGATATCAATTGACTTGCGTGGTCACGTATTTGTCACCAAAGAAAAACCAAAGAGACACAGGAAGTTTTTGTCTGGTTTAATTAATAGATTTTTATAAGGAGATACACATGGCAGTTTTTGGAATGCAATTCACGGCTGATGAAATCAGTACAATTACCAACGCC